AAGAACACTTCTCCTGCAAAACCTAATACGCAGACAACTTCTCCTGCAAAGCCTAAGCCAAGAACTAAGGCTCCTGCTAAACCTACAGGCGGTACAGGTGGTTCAAGATACACAGGTGGTCGTGGTCGTAAGAAGCCTAAGACAATGGATAAGAGCCTAGTGAGAGAGCGTCCTAACATGCCTCCTAAGCCAAAGACTAGCAGACCTGCTCTTCTCAGAGATTCTGCACGTCCTGCAGCACCAGAGATTGATAAGGATGATCTAAAGCCAATAGAAAAGAAAAAAGAGGGTACACCTTCTAAGCGTCTAGACACTAAGCCTAAGACTCCGAAGAAAAAGATGTCACCAGGTTCTTCACCTAAGCCTAAGCTGCGTCCTGCAACAGGCCCGACAACTAACGAATCTTTCAGTAAAGCATTTGCTAGAAACCGTAAGGCTGGTAATGCTACCTTCACTTGGAAAGGTAACAAGTACACAACTCGTTATAAAGAAGAATCTATTACACAACACAAGAAAAAGTTTGGTGTAGAAGGGAAGTACTAAGTATGAGACTACAAGGAGATAAAGTCCTTGGTCCTCGTGGAGATGTTCTTGCTCAGAAGATTCGTGGAACTTGGCATACTAAAGAAGCTAAAGTCCTAGAATTTATCAAAGAGCAAGAAGCTCCTGCGAAGAAAAAGGCACCCAAGAAAAAAGCCAAGAAAGTAGAAGAAGAGTTGGTAATGGAACGTGCTCGTGATGAGAACGGTCACTTCATTGCTGACGATCCTGATACTGAAGTCAACGAGGCTTGGGTAGTTAAAACAATCAAAAAAGCTGTTAAGGGTAAAAAGTAATGTCTTTTGTTCAGCAGGGTAAGCCAGCACGTATTAAGTCTGTATATGGACATAACACTGGTACAACATATGAAACAGTATATACTTGTCCTGCTAACTGTATAGCAGAGGTTACCTTTATTCATGTAGTAAATGGTGGTTCTGGTAATAATACTGTTGAGGTTGAGTGGTATATTGCTGAAGATACTTACACATCTCACTTCTTAAAAGGTAAGAACTTAGGTTCTGGTGAGTATGTTAGCTTCAATCAGATAGACCTAGTATTACAGGCAGGTGACGAAATACGTGTTACTCCTGACTCTGCAGGACACATTGATACTATTTTAACTGTAACAGAGACCTTTGTGCCTATCGGGTAGCGGGGTTGCATTTTTTATAGTAGTGTGATATAACTATACACATATAACTAATCTCCATAAGGTCAAAAGACCTGACTTAACTATATGGAGATACTACTATGAAAAAATTCTTTGAAAGATTAATTGAAGCAAGACAAGCTCAAGCTAACGCACGTATTGCTGAGATGCACCTCTGGAGAATGTCAGACAGAGAACTTAACGATCTAGGTATTGGTCGTGGTGACATCAAAAGAATCGTAAGAGAAGGTAAAGTCTAACTAGTCTTTGGGAGGAGGCGAATGGACCCAGTTACTATAATTAGTGGGGCCACTGTTGCCTTTAACGCCCTGAAGAAAGGCTTTGCTATTGGTAAGGATCTGCAAGATATGTCTAGCCAACTAACACAGTGGGCAGGACATATGGCAGATCTAGGCCAAGCTGAAAAGCAAATTAAGAACCCCCCTTGGTGGAAATCTTTAGGAGGTTCTGTTGAAGCAGAGGCTATGGAAGTTTTTGCTGCGAAGCGTAAAGCAGAGTCTATGCGCAAAGAGTTAAAAGACTATATAAGTTTCACGATGGGTCCATCTGCCTGGGATGAGCTAGTAGCTATCGAAGGAAAGATACGAAAGCAAAAGAAAGAGCAAGAGTATCGTAAGGCTGAACTACAAGAAGCCATAATCACTTGGACTGTAACAAGTCTTCTTTTATTGATAGGTTTTGGTTCTTTTGGATTTATACTATACATGGTGACATGATACAAAAAGTAGGTAATAAGTACTACGCATACGATAAAAATGGAAAAATACTTATTATCACAACCTATAAAAGAATAGCTGAGAATATTAACAGGAAAGCAAATGGCAAGAAATCTAACAGAAAAACAGCAAAAGTTTCTTGATGTCCTCTTTGATGAGGCCAAAGGAGATCCTGTTGCAGCTAAGAAACTTGCAGGTTACGCTGAAGGTGTTTCTACATCAGGTATAGTTAATGCCTTGACAGATGAGATTGCAGAGCTTACAAAGAAGTTCATAGCACAATCGTCTACTAAGGCTGCGTATACTATGTTCTCTGTTATGGCTGATCCCACAGATCTAGGTGTAAAAGAAAAAATGTTAGCAGCTAAAGACATTCTAGATCGTGCAGGATTCACAAAAACAGATAAAGTAGAAGTAAAAGCTTCAGAGCCTTTATTTATTCTACCAGCGAAAGAAGATGAGTAAGAGAGCTTCAACTGCAGATCACCCAACCAAAGTAGACTGGCAGATACCACTAAGAGGGGAAAACGGAGAGTGGTATCCTGTTATAAGAGTAGGAAGACACGTCCCATTTGGTTACAGACAGGATGAAGAAGACAAAATGCTTCTTATTCCTATCCCTGAAGAACTAGAACTTTTTGAAAAAGCAAAGTTGTTTCTTAAAGAATATAGTGTTAGACAAGTAGCTATGTGGTTGTCTGATCAATCTGGAAGACACATCTCACATGTAGGGTTATATAAACGTGTCAGAATGGAAGAAAAAAGACGGAGATCGTCCAGCAACTACCGCAGCTATGCCCAAAAATATAAAGAAGCGGCAAGGAAAAGCAAGAAGATCGAAGAAGAAAGACTTGGTGGCAAGCGCACCAGAAACCTCGCCACAGACGAAGAGTACATCGAACTCAGAGATGGAGAGTGCTGTCCCTTCTGCGGTCAAACAAAAGGTAATATTCGAGCCAAACCCAGGACCGCAAACTAGGTTCTTAGCAGCTACAGAACAAGAGGTTCTTTATGGAGGCGCAGCAGGTGGCGGTAAATCGTATAGTCTGGTTGCAGACCCAGTTAGGTACTTTGCGAATCCACACGCACGAATGCTACTTGTTCGTAGGTCTACAGAAGAGCTTAGAGAACTTATTTCTGTAAGTAAGCAACTCTACCCTCAGGCTATACCTGGCATTAAGTTTATGGAAAGAGATAAGACTTGGGTTGCCCCCAATGGTGCTACACTCTGGATGTCTTACCTTGACAGAGATGACGATGTTATGAGATACCAAGGTCAAGCCTTTAACTGGATTGGGTTTGACGAACTAACACAGTGGCCTACCCCTTATGCTTGGAACTATATGCGGTCACGTCTACGTGCTACAAAGGCTTCAAAGCTACCATTGTACATGAGAGCTACATCCAACCCAGGGGGACCAGGACACCAGTGGGTCAAGAAACACTTCATTGATCCAAACACACCTAATGAACCATTCTGGGCTACAGATGAAAACGGTGAAACCATCTGTTGGCCTAAGGGTCACAGTCGAGAGGGTGAGCCTCTATTTAAACGTAAGTTTATTCCTGCTACTCTCTTTGATAACCCTTACCTATCTGAGGATGGAATGTATGAAGCCAACCTTCTATCTCTGCCTGAGCATCAACGAAGACAGTTGCTTGAAGGTGACTGGGACATTAACGAAGGAGCAGCTTTCCCAGAGTTTAGCAGACGCATCCACGTTGTTGAGCCATTCGATATACCAAGTAACTGGGTTCGTTTCAGAGCTTGTGATTACGGGTATGGCTCTTATACTGGTGTAGTCTGGTTCGCAGTTGTTCCAGGATCTGAACAGCTAATAGTCTACAGAGAGCTATATGTATCTAAGATAATTGCTACTGATTTGGCTGACATGATCCTGGACATAGAAAATGGAGAGAAGATTAGGTACGGAGTTCTTGACTCTTCTCTTTGGCATAATCGGGGTGATACTGGCCCTAGCCTTGCTGAACAGATGATTGTAAAAGGTTGTAGGTGGAGACCTGCAGACAGATCAAGAGGGTCAAGGGTAGCAGGTAAAAACGAAATACATAGAAGACTGCAGGTAGATGAGTTTACAGAGGAACCAAGACTTGTTATATTTTCTAATTGCACTCATATTATATCTCAGCTTCCCTCTATTCCTCTAGACAAAAGAAACCCTGAGGATGTAGACACGAACTCAGAAGATCACTTATATGACGCTTTAAGATATGGGGTCATGACAAGACCAAGAAGTAGTATATTTGACTTCGATCCTGCAGCACAACGAACAGGATTTCAAGCAACAGATCCCACCTTTGGATACTAAGGAAATACAATGGAAGAAGATGACATCTTTGAATCAGAAGAACTTTATATGGATGACAATGAGTCTTCCTATGTAGAAGACGTAGATGACGGAGAAAAAGTCTTTGATGAAAAAGTAGGAACGATTACTGGCTTTGTAGAGGAAAAGTTCTCTAAAGCTGAAAAATCTCGTTACTCTGATGAACAAAGATGGATCAAAGCGTACCAAAACTACAGAGGTGTCTACGGGCCAGACGTTCAGTTTACTAGCACTGAGAAGTCTCGTGTGTTTGTTAAAGTCACCAAGACTAAAGTTCTTGCGGCTTACAGTCAGATTACAGATGTTTTATTTGGTAGTAACAAGTTTCCTATTTCCATTAACCCAACTATTCTTCCTGATGGTGTTGAGGACACAGTTAACTTTGAAACAAACCCTGAGATCCAAAAGGCTGACGAAAAGACTCCTTTTACTCTAGAGGCTTTGCAGCCTGGTGAAACTATTATTGACCTAAGAGAAAGATTAGCTGGTCTATCTAACAAACTAGAACCAGTAGAAGATAAACTTGAAGAAGGTCCAGGTACTACACCAACAAAAGCTACTTTCCATCCTTCTATGGTTGCAGCCAAAAAGATGGAAAAGAAAATACATGACCAACTAGAAGAGTCTAACGCACGTAAGCAACTACGTATTGCAGCCTTTGAGACTGCACTCTTTGGTACAGGCGTTATGAAAGGCCCATTTGCTTATGACAAAGAGTACCCTTCTTGGTCAGAAGATGGAGAGTACAGCCCATTAGTTAAGACTGTACCTCAAACTTCTAGTGTTAGTATCTGGAATTTTTATCCTGACCCAGACGCTAACAACATGGATGAAGCTGAGTACGCAATCGAAAGACATAAGATGTCTCGTTCTCAGATGAGATCTTTAAAGAACAGACCTTTCTTTAGAGCTAACGCCATTGATACTGCTATTGAAATGGGTGAGTCCTACACAAAAGAGTGGTGGGAACAGGTCATGGAGGACGCAGATCAAGAAACTAAATCAGAAAGATTTAACGTTCTTGAGTTCTGGGGTTACGTAGATACTTCTATCCTAGAAGATCATGATGTAGATATTCCAAAAGAGTTGAAGGACAGGGACCAAGTTTCTGTAAATATCTGGATTTGTAATGGTCAGGTTCTACGTCTTGTAATGAACCCATTCACTCCTGCTATCCTTCCGTACTATGCTGTCCCATACGAAGTAAATCCTTACTCATTCTTTGGTATAGGTATTGCGGAGAATATGGATGATACACAGACCCTTATGAATGGGTTTATGCGTATGAGTGTAGATAATGCTGCACTTTCTGGTAGCCTCCTTATCGAAGTGGATGAAACAAACCTAGCCCCTGGTCAAGACCTATCCATTTACCCAGGCAAGGTCTTCCGTAGAATGGGGGGAGCACCAGGACAGGCCATCTTCGGCACCAAGTTCCCTAACGTATCAAATGAAAACATGCAGATGTTTGATAAGGCAAGGGTACTAGCAGATGAATCAACTGGATTCCCATCTTTCGCACATGGTCAGACTGGTATTTCGGGTGTGGGTAGGACTGCAAGTGGTATTAGTATGCTTATGTCTGCTGCTAATGGTAGCATTCGTACTGTTGTTAAAAACATTGATGACTACTTACTTGGTCCTCTAGGTAAGGCTTTCTTTAACTTTAATATGCAGTTTGACTACGACTCAGAAATTAAAGGTGACCTAGAAGTTAAAGCTGAAGGTACTGAATCTCTGATGGCTAACGAAGTACGTAGCCAACGCCTAATGCAATTTCTTGGTGTTGTACAGAATCCAGTACTTGCACCCTTTGCAAAAATGGATTATATTATCAGAGAGATTGCTAAGTCTATGGATCTTGATCCTGACAAACTTACTAACTCTATGTCAGACGCAGCAATTCAAGCTGAGATCTTAAAGAAATTCCAAGCAGAAAACCCACCTGAAGTAAACCCTAATGCACCACAACAGGGTGGTCCTCAAGGTCAAGCTCCCGCTGGTGTTCAAGTTCAGGACACACAAGGTTCTGGAGGGGGACAGATGGGAACAGGTACGGCCCCTACTCCAGGTGAACCAGGTTTTTCAGCTAACACAGGTGAAGGACAAGGATGAGCCTTAAACTACTCGTGAATAATAAAGACATCTGGGAATCTTTTGTAGAAGAGATGAACTCTAAGATTGAACGTGTTCATGTCCAGATGGAACAGGCTACAAGCCCAGATGATTTCTACAGGTTACAGGGGCATGTGGCCTGTCTGCGTAGATTAAAAAGACTTAGGGACGAAGTGAATGGCTGATAAAACAGAACAAGACGTATACGAAGAAGATCCACTAGCATTAGCCAGAGCCTATGGTGTAGAGCCTGTTGACCCTGATGAAACTTTAGAGTCAGCTAAGACTGTAGGTCAATTTGCTTTAGAAAGTCTTCCTGGTGTAGGTACAGCTTTTACTGTTGCAGATATTGAAGACGAACTTAAGAAAGAAGACCCTAACTACATAAAAATAGGTATGCTTGTAGGAACAGAGGCCATTGGTTTGATTCCTGGTCTTGGTACTGCAGCTAAGAACATGATACGTAAAGGTGCTGACATGGCTCGTCAAACAGACGAAGCTATGGATGTAGCAAGTAATATTCCTAAGGTATCACGTACCAGTAATTCTGATAAAGAAAAAGCATTGGCTATGATTGAAAGCCAAGAGTTAAGGAATGCTTGGGTCAGTAATAAAAGAAAAGAACTAGGTATATCAGATACTGACAAAGATTACTCTTCAAGAGACCTCGTATCAAAACAAGAAGTAAAAAGAAGACAGACTAGAAAATTCCCAGAGCAAATAAAAGATCTTGAAGAAGACAGAATGTCTGGACCAGAATACAGACGCTATATTCGTGAAAACCAACCTGCTACAAAATTTACAAAAGAAGACGTTGAAGGTATGCTTACCTCCTTTGAGGATATGGTTGGTGGTCTTGATGCACTGGGTCAGAATAAAGCTTCAAAAGGTATTATTGGTTTAACAGATGACGTTGAAGTAGGTGCAGAGGTTGCAGCTAGATTAGATATTCCTGCATACAATAAGAGAGACATTTGGGTTGCACAGATTACTGGTGCAGGAAAAAATATGTATGGTCGAACTGCTGTTCTTAAAGACGTTAAGTTTTTTATTGAAGGTAAAGACCCTGCACGTAAATCAAAAAAGATGAGAGATGTAGGGAAAGGTGAAAAAGATAAAAGTCCTTTTGCTACTATGAAAGGTGAGTGGCAAGGATTATCTGATGAAGAGGCTTTTAATAGAGCACTTTCTTTAATGGATGATCCTGAATGGATTCAAGTAGGCTTTAACCCAGAACGTCATAGCTTCTTTTATGATAAAGATACTATGATGCCTGTCTTTGAAGCAGAAGAAGTAATTCAAGTTGGTCCTCTTGTTTTAGCTAAAAAAGCTAAACTAGGTGATAAAAGAATTGATCCTGAAACAGGTAAAGAATCTTCTTATGTTCCAGCAGAAAGAATTAAAAAGATAAGAGAACTTAAAATAGAAGATAAACCAGGAAAGCCTACAGTTTTTAATCAAGGTGGTGTGGCAATGAACGAACAAATGGAAATGGCCTTTATGAGAGAAGGTGGAGTACCTGATAACACCATCGGAGTTGATCCTGTATCAGGTAATGACATTCCTGTTGGCTCTACTGCTGAAGAAGTTAGAGATGATGTTCCTGCTATGCTATCTGAGGGTGAGTACGTAGTTCCTGCAGACGTAGTTAAATACCACGGCCTAGCCCTATTTGAAGCCTTACGTAATCAAGCTAAGTTCGGACTACGTGAAATGGCAGAGGATGGTCGTATCGGTGGGGAGCCTATCGAAGATGATATGGAAGAAGATCTAACTGCAGAAGACGAACAGCTTCTACAAGAAATTATGACAATGGAAGAAGATGAAGGTGTAGTTAAAGCTGCATACGGTACTTTCATTCCTGGTAATACTTCTACTACTGTTCCTTCTAGTCAGGTGCAAATGCCAACGTCAGGACAAACACCTGCAAGCACACAACAAGTACAACCTGCTACAACACAACAAGATCCTTCAGGGGTATACGGAATTGTTACAGGAACTGGACAACCAGTTACTTCCTCTACACCCCTTGTTAATCAACAGCCTGTAGTTCAGGGTGTAGTTGGCACTGCCCCAGTTACAGGTGATAGTACAACAACCCCTGGGACTACACAGACAGGTATGGTCACTAAGAAGTATGTAGCACCAGACTGTAGACGAATTGATGTTCTTACTCTTAACGGTAAGATTATCTCTTCTACTCCTGCAGATTTTGATACATTTGTTGAAGCTACTGAAGCTAACCTAAAAAGATTTAATTGTGTTACTTCTGATGACGATAAGACTGATGATACTACAGACACAACAACTACTCTTACAGGTGGTGGTGATGACGATGATAATGGCCCAGATATTAAAACAACATCTGATCCTAAGTTTGATACAACAACTGACAAAGGTTCTAGGGATGCTGCAGATTACTTCAAGGAAAAAAGTGGAGTTAGTGTAGTAGATCCATTTAAAGCTGCACAAGATGCACTTAATAATGCTCTTAACGCTGATACAATGAAGGGTGCAGGTGCTCTAGCGGGACTAATACTAGGTCCAGTTGGAACACTTGGTGCAGGTGTTATTAATGCAGGTTCTCAGATTGATGCTCTTTCCACAGCATACGCAAATAAAAGTATGGCTGATTACTTAGGAAAGACAGGCGTATCTAACAGTATTCAAAAAGCTATTGACGAGTTTTTAGGAAAAGCCCCTGGCATCGTTAAGTTTGCTAATAAAAGTTCTGATCTTGGTAAAAAGAAGATGGAGTACGCTCTTCTTTCTGCACAGAGTGTAAACGCACCAGATGACATGGCACTTACCGAAGACAGGTTTGGATCATCGGAAGCATTTAATAGTGCAATGAATGAAGTTGCTACTTCTGGTATGGTCTATAACCCAGAAGAAAAAGTATATGAAAGAACTACAGAGACTGTTCAAGTTCCTACTACAGGCGGTGGATCAGTAACTGTTGGGGCAGGAACACAGGCATCAACAGCTTCCGCTGCTACAGTTGATAAAGACACAGGAAGAGTTGTGTTTACACCAGGAGAGAAAACAGTTAGACCTGTCCTTAGACCACCTAATCTTACGTCTGGAAGTGGAGGAGATGATAGTAGCTCCGCACCAGTGGGAGTTGTTGGAAACAACGACACAGGCTCTAATGATTTAGCTCAGTCTGTAGCTAACTTCTTTACACCAAATGACGGGAAAGAATACCAAAACGGTGTGCTTGTCAGTACAAGTAGTAATGATGACAACAATGATAGTCCCTCAAGTTCTGAAAGTTCTGACTGCTGCTTCATTATGCTAGAGGCTCGTTATGGCAACGGCACTATGGATGAAGTTGTACGCAGATACCGTGATGAGTATATGACTGCTCGTAACAGAAGAGGTTACTACAAGACTGCTGAAGTCCTTGTACCTCTCATGCGTAAATCAAAAGTGTTTAAGTGGGTTGTCACTAAAACATTTGCTGATCCACTAGTATCTTATGGTAAGTATTACTATGGTGAAAACAAACATGGTGTTATCTTTACACCAGTTAAAAACTTTTGGATGAAACTCTTTGATGTTGTAGGAGGAGACACAGAGTTTATTAGAGAGAATGGTGAAGTTGTCTAAACAACCCTACGAAAGTAAAGATGTGGTGGAAGTCTACGAAGAAAGATATATCCACCACCCCTTACAAGCAGACGATATAAACTTTGAAATAAAAACTATTGAAAGTTTATTAAGTAAAGAAGACAAGTGGTGTGATGTAGCCTGTGGCACTGCCCACCATTTAAGAAAAGCGCAAGGATCTTTTGAAAGATATGGTGTTGATCGTTCTAGTTTAATGATTAATCAACACATTGAGGATACAGATTACAAAGTTAATTATTTTATTGAAGACTTACTTTATTTTAATCCTGGTACTTCTTTTAATTTAGTTACTAACTTTTGGTTTGGATACTCACATCAAGAAACTCTTAATGATGTATTAAAGTTTTTTGAAAAGATGATAGACCTTACCTCTGATAATGGTACTATTATTCTTTCAGTACATAATCACTGGAAGTTATTTAATCGTATTCCTAGACTGACAACAGACGTAGACAGTCAATTTAGACTTGATGCATTGCAGTGGTCTTATGTAGAGCCTAGTACAAATGACGTTTATAAATGTATTTCTCCTCATAAAGATTTAATTATAGAAACTTTTAGACCACACTTTGAACAGTGTACTTTAATAGAGTACCCAAGGATTTCTGCAAAAGAGTTACTTATTTTAAAAGGTAAAAAAAGATGCAACTAGAAGAATACAAAAATGTACTGAGAACAAGGTATGATGCTCTTCCTGATGAAGAAAAAACTCTTATTGGTGAGCTTTCTCAAATGCCAGTTGGTGCTGTGCTTTATAAAGTACTAGGGCCAGAGTTAACTGGAGCAGCTTCAGGTCAAGAAGAAACAACTCAAGAACAGCCACCTCAAGAAGAGATTCAACCAAGGCGTATAGGTTTGGGTTCTCGTTAACCCTAAATATACTCCAAATAAATATAAGGCTACCCAGCATAGTGCTGGCCCCAACATAAGGAAAAAGACATGCCTGAAATGATGACAATGCAATCCCCTAAGAACGCAGGTTTCGTAGATCGTGGTTTTAATCACGCAGAACGTAAGCGTAAAATAGAAGAAGAAGAAAAAGAAATTGCAAGACTAGAGGCAGAAGCTCGTGGTGAAGAGTATATTGAAGAAAGTGAACCCAGTGGCGAAAGTACTGAGGACACCCAGGTACAAGCCGCAAGTGATACCCAACAAGAAGAACAAGCACCCCAGGAAGGGGAAGCACAAGAAGACGATGCCACAGCAGGACTAAGTGCTGAAGAAAAGTCTTTTAAGAAACGCTACGGTGATTTACGTAGACACATGCAAGAAAAAGAAAAAGAGTGGAACGAAAAGATTGAAGCTCTTGAGAAACGTAAATCAAAAGAAAGTATTATACCTCCTAAGTCTGATGAAGACATTGAGGCATGGGCTAAAGAATACCCAGACGTAGCAGGTATTGTAGAACGTATTGCTTCAGAGAAAGCAAAAGAAATGTTCAGTAAAGCAGAGTCTAGACTACAAGAACTAGATGACGCTCACAATGAAGCTCTACGAATGAAAGCAGAAAATGTTATTCGTAAGTCTCATGAAGACTTTGATGAGTTAAGATCTTCAGATGAATTTCATGACTGGGCAGAAGCTCAACCTAAATGGGTAAAGGATGCACTTTATGAAAATATGGATGATCCTGCTTCTGTTATTCGTGTAATTGATCTTTATAAAGTAGACAACAACATGACACCGACAGCTAAAAAGAATACTAAGAAAGCTGCAGCGTCTAGTGTTGTTAAAGGAACTCGCACTTCTATCGACACTAAAGGTGTATCAGGCCAAATAAAAGAGTCTGATGTAGCTAAGATGTCAGCTAAGGAGTTTGAGAAACGTCAGGATGATATCTCAGAAGCAATGAGAACTGGGAAATTTATCTATGACATATCTGGTGCAGCCAGATAAAGTGTTGACACTTAAGAAGTGTTCAATATAACTACACGTATCTAAGTAAAGCCTCCCCTGTGGACTACCTTTACAGATACTTTTTCACGATAAAAGTCTAAACTACAAAGAACTACCTGTTCAAGTATAGGCCCAGTAAGTATCTGGTTGCGCAACTGGATACTATCTGCACCCTAGAAAACGATCAGCCTCTTTCAGGTGTTTAGCTTTCTTTTTAAAGCCAAATATCATGGAGGATTTAACTATGGCTTTTGCATCCGCTTCAGGTTATACCAACCTGCCAAATGGGAACTTTTCCCCAGTCATCTACTCAAAAAAAGTGCAGCTTGCGTTCAGGAAGAGCACAGTTGTAGGTGACATCACGAACTCCGAATATTTCGGGGAGATTGCCAACCAAGGTGACACAGTGAAAATTATGAAGGAACCTGAGATCTCAGTTTCTGCATACACTCGTGGCACAACCATCGCAGCACAAGATTTATCAGATGACGATTTCTCGTTAGTCGTTGATAAAGCTAACTATTTTGCTTTCAAGATGGATGATATCGAAGAGGCACACAGCCACATCGACTTCATGAACCTTGCTACCAACCGTGCAGCTTATCGTCTTGCTGATCAGCATGACCAAGAAGTTCTAGGTTACCTAGCAGGTTACAAACAGTCTGCCCTACATGGGAATGCTGATACAGTTAACGATCAAGTTAACGGTACTAAAGCAGACTCAACAGCAGGTGCAGACGAATTGCTTGCAGCAAACAAGCTAAACAAAGGTGACTTTGGTAACATCACAACAGCTTCTGCTGATGACCATTCGATCCCTGTTGCAGCACGTTTGCCAGGTGCAACTGCACTACCAACAGAGTACGTTTCACCAACAATGATGGTGGCTCGTATGGGTCGCCTACTTGATCAACAACAAGTTGACAAAGATGGTCGTTGGATCGTAATTGACCCTGTCATGATGGAAATCTTGATGGACGAAGATTCACGTTTCCTACAATCTGAGTGGGGTGCTTCAGGCGGTCTACGTAACGGTCTAGTCATCAACAACTGGAATGGTTTCAGAGTTTACTCTTCTTCAAACCTACCTTCTGTTGGTACTGGTGCAGCTACCACAGGCACAGCCAACCAAAACGACAACTACGGTGTTATTGTCGCAGGTCATGATTCAGCCGTTGCAACTGCAGAGCAGATCAACAAAACTGAAACATATCGTGATCCAGATTCATTCGCTGACATCGTTCGTGGTATGCACCTTTACGGTAGAAAAATCCTACGCCCAGAGGCGTTGGTTACAGCTAAGTACAACTTGGCTTAATACTTAAAACTTTAGGGGCAGGGCAACTTGCCCCTTTAGGCTATCTAAAGGATTTTTTGTAATGGCTACATATGTTGCATTAATTAATGAGTTGCTACGTAGGCTTAACGAGGTTACACTTGATACAGCAGGTGATGGCTTTGATACAGTTCGTAACGTACAAGCCCTTGCAAAAGATGCAGTCAACAACTCTATAAGAAATATTCTTCAGACAGGACAGGAATGGCCCTTCTTAAAGAATACTTATACACAAACCCTTACAGCAGGTACACGTCTGTACGACTTTCCTTCAGACTACTCTAGTGCTGACTGGGAAACTTTTTACATCAAACAATTATCAAGTTCTCAGAATGTACCCTCTCACTTACCTGTAATTACTTATGACGAATATGTTCAAAAGTATAGACAGTCAGATGACACAGGAGATGCTGCAGGTATTTCTGCTCCTACTCTTGTTTATCAAACAAACGAAGAGAAGTTTGGTGTTACTCCTATTCCTGACGCAGCCTACGAAATAGAATACGTGTACTGGTCTTACCCTGCAGATCTTGTTTTGTTTGATGATGTTGCAGTAATTCCTGATAGATTTAAACATGTAGTTATTGATGGGGCTATGATGTACATGATGCGTTTTAGATCAAATGATCAAAGTGCTTCAATACACCAGGCTAACTTCGAGAATGGTATAAAGTCTATGAGAAGAGTTATAGTAGATGAACCTCTAAGAGTTAGATCTACTGTAATAGAAAGAAATAATTCTTCTAATACTATCTTAGGAAGAGTTGGTTAATGGCTGACAATCTCGCCTCTTTTAAAGTATTTTGCCAAGGCGGTCTTAACACTAGTCGTGATGTGTTGTCACAAGGTGAGACACAACCAGGGTCTGCTATTTCTTTGATTAACTATGAGCCATCCGTTACTGGTGGCTACCGTAAGATCAACGGATTTAGTAACGACTACGGAACAGTTACAGGTAAAGCTAATACACCAGTGTTAGGTGTTTGTGTAGCTAACGGTATTAACGATGGTATCTTAGCTTGTAGAGAACAGACTGTAGGTAATGACTATTTATTATATTGGGATACTGCTACAGAGGCTTGGGTTAATGTAACTACTTCTGGTTCTCCTACAATGACAGGTGTAACTAAGGTACGCTTCACTAAGTACAACTGGGGTAGTTCTAAGGTCTTACTTACTGATGCTGTCAACCCTGCAGCTACGTATGATGGCACTACCTATACACAGATTACACATGCTGATGCACCCAGCGCACCAAGACTGTCACACGTATTTAAGAACCACATGTTCCTAGCAGGTGACCCTAGTGAAGACACAAATCTTTATTTTAGTGCACCTTACGATGAGACTAGCTTTGCTCCTGCTGATGGTGCTGGTGTTATTAACGTAGGCTTCCCTGTCGTAGCTATCAAGTCTTTCCGTGATGTGTTGTACATCTTTGGTAGTAACAACATCCGTAAGCTTGTTGGCGATAACATCTCTAACTTTGTACTACAAGAAGTTACAGATGACCTTGGATGCCTAGCTACAGATAGTGTTATTGAGATTGGTGGTGACCTACTCTTCTTATCACAAGATGGCTTACGTCCTGTTAGTGGTACAGACAAGATTGGTGACGTTAACCTAGAGACAGTATCAAAAGACATTCAGTCTATCTTTACTGACATTGTGTTTGACATTGACCTAGAAACACTGAACGCAGTAGTCATTAGGCAGAAGACACAGTTCCGTTACTTCTTTGGTGCAGCAGACTCACAAGGTGTTATCGGTGGCTTTAGACAAACACCTAACGGATTACAGTTTGAATATAGTCAGATGTTAGGTATTACAGCTACTTGTGCTGATAGTGGATACATCGGACAGAACGAGTTTGTTATTCACGGTACACAAGATGGTAAAGTACATAGGCAAGAACGTGGTAATGACTTTGATGGTGAAGACATCTTTAGTGTATTCCAGACTCCGTTCTTTCATATGCAAGACCCAGAACAACGTAAAGTGTTTTATACTGTAGCTACATACCTACGTGCTGAAGGTGACAATGAAATCGTTATGTCTGCTTTGTATGACTACGAAGACATTGATACACTAAGCCCAACAAACTTTACACTAACAACAACGGGTGCTGCAGCTTACTATAATGAAGCCTTGTATAATAGTACAGCAATCTTTGACGGTAACCCTGCCCCTGTTAAGAGAACAAACATTTCAGGTTCAGGTAAGTCAGCATCATTTAAATTCGTAACTAATGATTCCAATGCATCACACAGTATTCAGGGTCTAGTGATTACATTCGGAGTAGGAGACAGGTTATAAAATGGCAGGTTATACACGACAGTCCGTAGCTGATATTATTGCTAACGCAGTCATTAAAGCTGCACCAGTTAACGCTGAGTTCAATGCTATACGTGACGCATTTGCTTTATCAGGTGGACACAAACACGATGGTACATCAACAGAGGGTGCTTACGTACCTCTGATTGCTGACGTAGATGCTTTAAACAAAGTTGTAGTAGATACAAGTAATAACCGTATTAGCTTTTACTCTGAAGTAGGTGCTGCTGCAGTAGAACAACTACGTATCCAAGACGGTGCTATTGTTCCTGTAACAGATGATGATATTGACCTTGGTACATCAGCCCTAAAGTTTAAAGACTTATACATTGACGGTGTAGGTTACATTGATGACATTACAGTAACTGGTACATCAACATTCTCTAACGTAGACATTAACGGTGGTGCTATTGATGGTGTCACTATCGGTGCTGCCTCTGCAGGTGCTGGTACATTTACTGACCTGACTGCCACAGGTACAACAACAGTTACAACAGCAGACATCAACGGTGGTAACATTGATGGCACTATCTTAGGTGCTACAACTCCTGCAGCAGGTACATTTACAGATGTTACAGCTACAGGTACAACAACAGTAACAACTGCAGACATTAATGGTGGTAACATAGATGGTACAGTTATTGGTGCTAGTAGTCCTGCTGCAGGTAGCTTTACTACTGTATCGACATCTGGACAGGCTACCTTGGCGACTGCTGATATTAATGGTGGTACTATTGATAGTACTATTATTGGTGCAACAACTCCAGCAGCTATCACAGGCACGACAGTTACAGCAACTTCTTTTGTCGGACCAGTCACAGGTAACGTTACAGGAAACCTTACAGGCAACGTAACTGGTGACCTGACAGGTGATGTAACAGGTAACGTTACTGCTTCAAGTGGTTCATCTACATTTAACGATGTGACCATTAATGGCACACTGAACATGGATGCAGCCACTACTGCTACCATCACTAACCTAAGCACTCCTGTAAACACAGGTGATGCAGCAAGTAAAGGGTATGTAGACACACAAGTAGCTAACCTTGTAGACTCAGCCCCAGGTACACTAGACACACTAAACGAACTAGCTGCTGCTCTAGGTGATGACCCAGATTTTGCCACAACTATTACAACAAGCATAGCAACCAAGCTCCCACTAGCAGGTGGTACGATGACTGGTGCTATTGCTATGGGTACAAATAAGATCACTGGCTTAGGTGATCCTACTGCAGCACAAGATGCAGCTACACAGAACTATGTAACTACTAACTTCCTAGACTTAACTGGTGGCACTATGACAGGTGCTATCGACATGGGTAGCTCTAAAGTTACAACTACTTATGCACCTGTCAACGGCCCAGACTTAACTAACAAGACGTATGTAGACAGCATTCTAAGTAGTGCTACAGATGCTGCCACAAGTGCAAGTAATGCAGCTACCTCAGAAACTAATGCTGCAACAAGTGAAACTAACGCAGCGAACTCAGCTACTGCTGCAGCTTCTAGTGCTACATCTGCTGCTGCATCATATGATGACTTTGATGACAGATACTTAGGTGCTAAAGCATCTGCTCCTACTACAGACAATGATGGTGATGCACTTATCACTGGTGCATTGTACTTTAATACGACTTCTGATATAATGTTCGTATATGGTACATCTGGTTGGCAAGCTGCAGGTTCATCAGTTAACGGTACATCATCACGTAATACTTACACCGCAACAAGTGGACAGACAAGCTTTTCAGCAACCTATGATACAGGTTATGTGGATGTATTTTTAAATGGTATCAAGTTATTAGCAGGTACAGATTTTACTGCTACTTCGGGTACAGCTATTGTACTCACAACTGGTGCAACAGCAGGTGACATCGTAGACATTGTAGCTTACGGTACATTCTCACTAGCTACGCACTACACTAAAACTGAAAGCGATGCACGTTATGCACTAGCAGATGATGCACTTGCTTTAGCTATTGCGTTAGGATAAGGATTTAAAGATGGCTAACACTTTTAAAAACGCAGTTAGTTCAGCAATAGGCACATCTCAGACAAGTGTTTATACTGTACCTGCGTCTACGACTACAACAGTTATTGGTTTAACTGTAGCAAACATTACAGCATCAGCTATTGCAGTCGATGTAGTTATTACTGACACTTCTGGTGGAACAAGTGTGT